TCCGATCTATGAAACGTACATTTCAACCTTCAAACCGCAAGAGAGTCAACAAGCACGGATTCCGTGAGCGCATGAGCACTCCCAACGGACGCCGCGTCCTTGCTGCACGCCGTGCGCACGGCCGCAAGAAACTCACTGTTTCTTCAGAGGACCGCTATTAGTCTCCAATCGGAAACTGAAAAAACGCCGACCTTACGGGTTGGCGTTTTTTTTTGTTTAACGGTTTCCGTATTTCTTTGGAAGATGTAAGAAAAATCGGCACTAATTTATAATCGGCAAAACGAAATGTGTCATGTCCCAAAACGAAATATGTTGCATTTAAGTTAAAACGAAACGTGCCATTCTGTTTGCACGCAAGAGCCTTCAATTGGTATTTTAACACTAATTGAAAGTTATAGCCATTTCGGCTTTGTCATGAATTTCTCTGTCCCTGCATCATAAAGTATATACTCATTGAGGTCATAGCCGTTCTCCATGAGCCATTCCTCGAAGTCATCAGTTGTAGGGGGTTCTTTACCTTCGCCAAACATCTGGGTAACATCTATATCTTGTATATAACTGAATTCGATGTAATCGCCTGTCTTGAAATTTCGCCGGGCAGATCCACTTTTATAATTATTCCCATAAATTTCCGGTGTATTATACGGTGGTGATATTGTAATTTTATGAAGATATGAATGAAATCCATTAGCCACTCCGGAACCAACTGGGACTTGACCGGGATATTGTCCTGCCCTCGCCCCACCTATTTGCATATTGATGAAATCGTCCCCCTCAATTTCTCTATATATTTTAGCACGAGCATAGTATGTATGATTGAGTTCTCCTTTTATATTTTTGCGGATTCTCCCTATGAAAAAGTAGTAAGAACTAAAGTCTGACGTAAAAGTCTTTGATAGAACAATTCCATCGGCATCAGCCAACTGATTCCAGAGAACCTTGAATCCACTGTTTTTCATCATTGCCCTTCTTCGTAAAAGAAGTGCATGGGGGGGGTAGATATTATACTCATAATCAAATAGTTAAAAAATGAAAGAAATCAATACATGTTGTATTTCATAACCATTTCGGCCTTGTCATGTATCTTACTGTCCCTGCATCATAAGGTATATACTCATTGAGGTCATAGCCATTCTCCATGAGCCATTCCTCGAAGTCAGTAGTTGTTGGAGGTTCGTTGCCAATACCAAACATAAGGGTTAGGTTTAAATAATTAACATATTTTACATACATTATTCTTTCCGAGACACCTGCTTTAACTACAAGACCTCCACTTAAGTTCTTATCTCCTCCGATAATACGTTTTAACAAACTATAGTTATCAATTTTGGTATATTCTACTTTGTATTCCCCCCAATTAAGATTTCCAAAACAGACATCTCCAACTTTATTTGATTTTAACAATGATTTACAATAAAATCTATGATTCAAATCAATTATTGAATCATTTATTATTTGAGAATTATATGTACCAAATCCTGTTCCGTCAAATTTTAAAACATTATCTTCAAATGAATATCGGCCATAGCGCAGGCTCCATCCTTTGAAACCTAAAGCAAAATCTCCGTTTTGAACCAACTGATTCCAGAGAACCTTGAATCCTTTTTCAGCCATCATATTTTTTCTTCGCAGCAAAAGTGCATGGGGGGGGGCAGATAACATGCTCATAATCTGATAGTTTTCGCACCTTCCCAATATGGAAGGTCTTTGATTAAGTTGAAAAATTCTTCTTTCGAAGGCTCATTACCTTCTCCGAAATCTGCCGTGAGGTCGAAAATCTCCACAAAAAATATGTCAGCATAACAAGGGTTAGGAACAGTTGTAACAGAGACCTGAAAAGGGTAGAACATTACACCTGTCGATGCTGATTTTGTAGGGTTTGTTTCCGTATACGCAATATGAGGTTGCGTAGTAGCGAATGAGCCCATAACATAATTTTCATTAGGGCCTGAAACGCGAAGTAGAGCATTCGCTTTATTGTCAGAACTTCGCTGCAATTCCATATGTGCAAAAAATCTGTGGTTTCCTTCTAATACTATACCTTGAAAAAAAAACCAACTCGCCGTATTGTCATATGTCCTTGTTACTCTCATCTTGTTACCAACCATTGATAAACTTGAGTTCCCGCTGGACCAGCGTTTCTGCCCATCATGGAAATCCCCGTTCACAATGAGTTGATGCAGGGTGACAGTCTTGCCACTCTGCATCATTTTTCGTCTATCTATCAGCATACTTATCAAGAATTGATTCTACGTAAGCATTGTATTCGGTAAACCTTTCCCTTGCACCTGTCTTGCCCGCAATCATTTCACGGACAATCTGTGCCTCGTCATCAGAAGTATATCTCTCACGGATAGCGGAGTTAATAAGTTCATCCCTTGTTGGCTCATGCGGAGGTTGAGAAGGTCTTTTATACACCTCCCAACCGTCAGCATACAGCATATCCAATGTCGGGTTAGAAACCGACCTTCCTGCGACTTCAATTGTCGCCAGAATCTTTCCATTATCAGTGCGGAAGTCCTTGACTTCATCGCCTTTTTTCAATGTAACTATTTCCATATCAAAATTCGCTTATTAACGCGAGTCCCTCGCTGATTGAACATTCGTAGGTCTTGCCTGCCGATATTGTCGGTGCTGAACCGCCTGCCCAACTGATGCCGCTCGGCCAAGTGATTGTAGGTGCTGTTGTGCCTGTCGAGAAGATGAAGTCATATATGGCCGCCATTCCCTGTTCACCCGCCGCAAGAACTATCGTGGAATTTCCTATCTCTCCCAGCTTGACAATCTCGTTGGGATTGATAGCGACAGAGGGAAGTTGTGTTGTGACGGGGATTTTGTCGGCCTTTCCTTCGTCAATCACATCCTGAAGTTCAGCGGTACGGTAAGGAGAGAGACTCTGATGATTTCTCAGTACAGTACCGATGTTAATATTCCCTCCAGACTGTTTAAAAGTTTCACCATTGACCGTAATGGATGTGGTCAAGCCATCGGCTCCTCTTTCCCCTTTATCACCCTTTTCTCCCTTCACTCCTTGAGGCCCAACTTCACCCTGTGGGCCTCGTTCTCCTGTGTCTCCTTTAGGCCCTTTTCCTGAGCAGTCATCCACCCAGTTTTCCTGTATCCAAAGTGATTTTATCTTGTCACCGTAGATAACACTGTGCATCGTCTGCCATGTCTTGCCGTCCCTCTGCCTTGTGAGGTATTCGGCCCTCGCGAGGTTGTATATCTCCATCAGCTCGGCATCGGTGGAAGCCTTTGTCGTGCCATTGATGCCTATGAACTCGGAAAGCCTTGCGGGAGTCTCGTAACACTTCGTAAACCTCAAATCTTCAAGCGGACAAGGCATAAGGTTGTAACGCTCAACGCCTGTCGGTCTTGTCTGGAGGTCCGTCCTCATAGCCGTTGAATCAGCAACCCAACGGAAATTCGACATCTTGGGATTGCTTGTAGCATCCACGAGGACATAACTTGCACCCTCCGTTGTGGGAGGTATCAAGGCGTAGGTAGTCGTTCTGTCAGTGATAAGGCACTGCAAGAGGTAATCACCCATAGCCTCCGTGACATTGAGGTTGCCGAGGACATCTGCAAGGTCAGCGGCTATTGTAGCCATTGACTTGACGCGAGTGAGCACCTCGTAAGGAAGCCTTGTCAGAGGTATGCTCTTTTCTCCCACGCCAGTGTACTGCCAGTCATTGTACAGCAGATGCACGGACACCATTATGCCGTGATTGTTCTCCCCGTCCACCATACGATACGGGAGCTGCGCAATCTTGGTCTCGTCCAGATGCCCGTCATCCAATCCGGTAATCATTGACATCCCCTCGAAATGCTTTGTTCTCACATTGAAGGAGGCGGCATTATCGTACTTGAAGTCGAAGTTGCGGTATAGCTTGCCGTTTGCGACATACGCTGAACAAGCACCCATTACGGGAGCATTGTTTCCGTTATCTTCAGGGAGCGTGTCGAATGTTACGCGGTAGAGGTACTCACGCAGTCTCTCCAGACTGACATACGGATGCCTTGCCTCAATGCCGAGATCGGCAAGGGACTTGTCTCCGATAAGGATAATGTGATTGATTTTGGGGAGGTCGGTCAAGTCCCCGTATCTCATCGTAGCAGGCATTTCGCTTTCAAGGGTAATCGGTTGCACTTCAAGAGTAGAGCAGCACCCTTCAATCACACCGCTTTGGATGACCTCCTGCTCCTCTACGAGGCGGAACGGATGTATCTTATCAATGGTCTTCATCCCCGCTTGTCCCCGGCGCTCGTAGAATGTTAGGGTATATACACCTATTCTCTCCTGATCCTTGCCATAGAATATCCAGCTTGCCGAATTCTCGGAGATGGTGAACGGAACCGTTGTTCTCTTGCCAAAGCAATCACTCATTTCGATCTTAATATCCTTGCCAACAAGGTTGTAAGGGACCCTTGTTTGGCCTTCCCAAGTATAGAACTTCCACACAAGGGGAATGTCGTTACCATATCTTATATCAACCATAATTCTATATAGTTTTTTCTTCTGTTATGTTTGTTGTGCCGAATGTGGCGTAGACCTTCATCTTCATCCCGTCCTGCCTGAGCAGAAGCTGCGTGCCGGTCTCCTGATAGTAAGAATTCGCCCCTATGGTCCTTGACTCAATACTCACCGTCTTTACGACGGATCCGCCGCTGTTGACGAAATCTATTCTCATACCCGTGACGCTGACAGCAGCTCCTGTGTTGTTTGTGAACGTCACTGAATACGACAACTTGCTGGAGGTATCCCACATTGCCTTGGTGATGATAACATAGTAGGGCGTGGCGTTGACGAACGTAATCTGCATGGCCTCGTTTTCGCAGGCTATGAACTCCGTCCCTTCCGGTATGTTGTTCTGATTCTGCGTGAGTTGTATCGCCGAGAGGAATGTCCGTGCGTAGTATGTCCCGCTTGTCGGCAGGTTGGTGAGCATTATGTTCCTCGCCTCAAGGTCGGTTGACAACGAGGACAGGGGGACTGATGCTGACTTGTACCAATACTGACTATGGTCGGCACTATACACCACTATGCTTGCGTAGTATGCGTTCAGTTTGTGCCCGCTCACCGCATCATCCAATATCGCAAGGCCGAGGTTGCCATTCGGCATATCAGTTGCCACATGGAGGTGCATCACTCCGTTACCGCCCTGCACCCTCACAACTCCATCGGGAGGAACGGGCAGGGGATTGACGCAGTTCGCATCGTACCCGTCCATATCAAGCATACGGAACGGGAAGGAGTCAATGCCACCCGTAGGACGCAGATAGTCCCAAGAATAACCTCCGTTGACAAGGGTGTAGAGGAACCCTGAAGTGTTGGGCTTTCCAAGAGTCACATTCTTGTTGTAGGGAATCTTCAGCCCGCAGGTCTGTCGGTTGTTTGCATCCTGCGTTCCCTTCCAATACTCGCTCGTGGAGTGGGAACCCGTCTCTCCGAGAGTGGCGTAACGGGTGAACTTGTACTTCGCCCACTTCACCACCGCACCGTAGGTAGCCAGATATCCCAAGTCCCTACTTGCGTTGCCTACCGCTTGTGCAATATCCGTCATCGTTACGGGCTTGCTGACTATTCCACCTGAATAACTCATATTCCTTCCGTTTAATTTGCGACCTATGGCAGACATTCAACCGCCATAAGCCAAGTGTTTACTCTGCCGAGTTGAGTGCTTCAATCTTTGCCACGATTGCCGCGACCTCCGTTGCGACATCCACAATGACTGCGGCAGGTACTCCGTTGAGATTGAGGTTGCCGTTCATATCACGGCTTGCCCAGAAGTTGTACTGACTGCCCGACTTCGTGTAGTTGCCGTTGATGTTTACGGAATTGAGATTGCTCTCCACATAGCGGAACTCTCCGCTTGCCTTACAAGCACCGTTCTCGTAGTCGAAGGATGCTCCGTTGAAGTTGTTTCTTGTGCTAAAATTTGCCATATCTTTTGAATTTTAATAGTTATTCTGCCTTTTCTCCGAGTGCTTCAAGCACGGGTATTCTTGCCCACTGAAGGAAGTTTCCGAGGGCTTCCTTGATGTAGCCTTTCTCCGCATCGGAGACTTCGATGTCGGGGTTGTCAAAGAGTTTGAGTGCGAACTTGCCGACTGCGATGTCCTTGTTCTGCCAGAGGGCATTGGCTAACTGCTTGTGGAAGTCCTTGATTTCGGTTTCCGGCTCAAAGAGGCTCGGACGGAATTTGAGTTTTGTAAAATTGATTCTCATATGTTTAATTGATATTAAGTTGTCTTTCAAGTTCTTTGACACGCCTGCGGAGCGATTGCAGTTCGGCTATCTCGTATGCGTGGAATACATTGTAGTTAAGGGTGTACCCGTCCTTTTCGCTACCCATCACGGCGAATGGCAACACTCCCGCAACTTCCTGTGCTATCAGTCCTGCGGAATGTCCTTTCCCGTGTCCCTCCTTCCATTCCCATTCACAAGGTCTGAGGCTATCAATCACATTGTCGGATATTGATGTGATATTGTCCTTCCAACGTCTATCCGAACCTGAGGAGACTTGTCCTGTGGCTACTATATTACCTTGAAAATACCACTCGTTTGATGAAAATGTAGCCACACCTACCCAAGCAGGGTTTGAACTTGTAATGCTGTCAACGGGACCGAACTTTATTCTGTTTGCAGTTCCGTCAGGACCGATTCCTGCAACATAACTTCCGGGTTTATCGAATACGATAAAAGGTTGAATCGCCGCCTTGTTATAATGGTAAGCGTGAATTACTCCTTTAACATAGAAATCATCCCAATAAGCCGATGTTGTGCCGAGTGTATATGTCTTATCTGCGGAAGGAGCCACTGTCCCGCTTGCCGTCAAGTTCGAGCAACTCCACGGAGTAGAGGCGTTGTTGCAGTTGTGTGTTCCGTATAATTCCGCTGATTGCGACCAAGAACCTCTCGCGGCTTCACTCCGCATAATGTATGCACCGAGAGATTGGCGGTTAACTCCGATAGCAACACCACCGCCTACATCGTTGCCCGTATAGCAATCCATTATCAGCCAATCCTTGTACTGGCTGTTGCCGTTTACGGTAGTGTTCATCATCAGGAATCCGACTCTACTCATTCCGAAATAATTTGGATTTTGCTGTCCTCCGTTCCCTGTATAACTTCCGAGAACTTTGCCGCTATATCCTGCACTTGTCGCATACGCACACGAACCACTGCTTGTGATGTACCCTGCCCCGTTGGTGAGTTGGTTGTTGTTGGTGGGGATGTCGGAAGTGAAAGCAAGTGTATTCCAACCACTCCAACTCCCTCCATTCTGACTGCGCAGATATAAACGCGATGATATTAATAATTGTTGCCGATAATCGGAATTGTTATTCATCGCAACAGTAATACCTTGCGCCCAAGTTGTTGTTGGGTTATGCGCAGGAGTGTTGTTGGAACTCTCAAAGAATCTATACGGTGCAGCATCGTTCAGGTCGCTTACGACTTGCCTATTCAACTTATCTGCACTTCCCACACTCGCGCTCCCTATGTTAGCCGCGTTGTAAGGCGTATATCCGATTATGTTGACAATATCGGAACTCTGCACCGTCACGGCATTGGAACCATTGTACGACTTCTGACCTATTGTGAGTGCGGCAAGAGCAGATGTCCCGCCCTGCGGTGCATACACCGGTGTATCAACGCCGTCAATGGCAATTGTCGCTATCTGAACCCTCGGTTGGGAATCATATATCTGTGTCCATCGGACAGTCGAACCCGACGACCTGCTCTCTCCGATACCTCCTGCGGAAGAGTTGCCCCACACGTAGAAGTTTGTCAGCTTCTCATCGTTTCCGGATATATGAGGCTTGACGAAGACGGCATCACGGACATCGTCATAATCGAACCAGGACATGAGCCTTTTCAAACCCGTCAGCTGTTCCGGGGTCAGCTCGGATCCGGACCCCATGAACTTGACCGAAGTCCCGGAAGTCCCGAGTTCCCTGAGCCTGCTGCTGCGCGGCCTCGGCTCCCTCTGGTTGACAGATGCTATATAACTTTTACTCATATAAATCAGTGTTTGAACGGTATTCATCCGGGGCTGTCTCGATGGCCACAATCTCGCTGGAGTCCTCAATCACATCCTGCACTTCGCCCGTGAGCATGAACACGCGGTCCCCCTGCGATGCATCCGAGAGGCCCCCGGGAGCCCAGTGCATGAGAGCCGCCGTGCCGGACAGCCTGGTCTTGCGCGATGCGAACTGGGAGTACAGCGTGCCTATCAGCAGCTGCTCCACCTGCGCGGTCCTTCCCTGGCGGGTCATCGTCACTATGGGCGCATGCGTGGATGACAGGAAATACAGTCCCCTCGCGAGCGGTGAGGGAGTCTCCATGGTCCCACAGACCGTGTCGATCGCAAGGTCATCCTTCGCATGCTCGTTCAGTACTCCGGCGTACTCGACATCATCGCATCCCTCCACGACGGCCGCGGCCGTGCCGCTGGTCAGCAGTTCCACCACCGGAGCCTTGAAAAGACCCCAGCGCAGTTTGGCCAGAGCCTCGGTAGTCAACTCGGTTCCATGCCGGTAGTACTCACCTTCGTTGATGAGCCTCATACCGGCACAGACGGATACCTGGAGATACCCGCCGACGGGAGGATACGGAAGCCTCTGCCCGTCGTCGGAATCACGCAGCGACAGCGCTATGTATATGTTGGCGATACCGCATGCCGGGCGGTTCTTGCGCCACCCCAGCACTGCGGTCCCTCGAGACTTCTCGCCCTTGTCGTAATACTGCAGGCAGCAGTCGTCATAGACGGCCGGACCGTCCACCCATTTCCCCAAGGTGGTATGCAGGGTGGCCCTTGCCCCCACTGACTCCCATCCGGCATCATATTCATCATCACCGCCCCGGTTGTCATAGTGGCACATGGCATTCCCGTCGGCATCGAGGATCTCCACGATCACCGGGACAAACACCCCGGTAACATTACTGTCGAACCAGTCGTAGTTCTCCTTCTCGTTGCCCTTCTCCGCGTCGCTGTAGGGATTGTAGCGCGGATCCAGCATCATGTCAAGGGTCAGCCTCAGCATGTGCCTTGCAGCCTCGGTCTCGGACATTGCGGGCAGATACACCTTCTCCGTCTTCATTATCGCTGTTGCCGGGTTCATTATATCCGGTTTCCGCCCTTTCAATACTGGCAATCCGGACGAGCGCGGCCCGTGTCCTCCGGTATAGAACCACAGGGCAAGTCCCTCGGAACTTTCTCCTCCCAGTACCGGCACCGTCTTGAAATACTTGGCCTGCGAATATTTGGATGCAAGCCCCCGGGCATTCTGTGAGAGGAATACGGTGAAGCTCACCCAGTCATAATCTACTCCGGCGACGGTTCCCGGCTTTCCTTCCTCGTAATTTACATAGTATGAGTAGAGCTCCGGATTCAATGTGTCGCTTGTCAGGTTTGTCTGCGTCTCATCCACCGGATCCGTGAACTCGATGTCCTTGGCAATGGAGTCCTCCCCATAGGCGGACAGGACCACCTTGACACTGTTGAATACCCTGTCCACCCCCAGGTACTGGTCATCTGATATCCATTGGATGCTGTTCTGAGCGCCGGCCGCATGGAGAGCGTTGATGTCGTACAGGTATATCTTGCCCGCCTTCTGGACAAGGCGCAGTGCGAGAGGCTGGAGAATGCCGGTAAGCACCTCGTCATAGCTCATAGGCACACCGTCCTCGTCGTAGAAATTGTCACTCCGCACCGATACGGCATCGAGGGTCAACCCGACCGTCCCGGAGATACAGGTGCTTACCATTGTCAGGTCAGTGCCTGACACGTTTACCCTGGAGAGGGACATGGCGCTCTCCAGAATCTCCTCAAGCGTCCGCATCCCCTCCATGTCATACTGCTTCCTTTTGAGGATTCCGAAGTCGGAGAATGTAAGGGAGACATTGTAGTCGCGTCCGGAAGAATAAGGCTCCTCGTAGAATTCCGGATCCAGGCATCCGCTCCAGTACTGCACTCCGTTCCGGAGGACATCCAGCCGTATCAGGCCCGGCTCTATCGTATAGAGATCAATATAGGTCCTGTCTCCGGGGCTGAGCACGGTCAGCGTGGCTGTGGAGCCGCACACGGATTGCTCCTTGCCGGTTTCGCCCCACTCGATGACAAGGGGAGCAGCTGCCGGGAATGCCAGCTCTCCAACGGACGCGAACGCGCTGTCCGCCTCCTGGAGTATCCTGACGGTCCACGTCACTCCACCGTGGCTGAGGAACTGGCCTTCGTATCTTTTGTGGAACATGTGACTATCTCCTGTTGATGAAGTTCTGTTCTGAGTGGAGTACGGCATACAGGTCACGCCCGCGCGCCTTAAGCACAATCTCTCCTCCGGTGAACGGCACCGCCGCCGATATCAGCCCTGTCAGATCCGACAGAGGAGCCACGACCTCGGGGTTGTTGGCCGCACCGGCGTACTCACCGAAGAGTCCGAGAGTGGGGCCGTATGCAATAGCTCCGGATGCGAATTTCGGGATGGACGAGATGGCTGCCAGAATGCTGGCAAGGACGGTGGCTCCTGCGGCAATGGCCAGTCCGGGGCCTACAACGGGTATGGCGGCCACTGATGACTCCGCTCCGGCTACAGCAGCCGCCGTCTCCGATGTGGTCTTCGTGTTCAGAGCGGCCACCAGAGTGCCTATTGCAGGCACAGCCTGAGCCACGGCGCGAAGAAGGTTGCCCGCCCACTCAATCCAGGTTCCGGCCGTACCGCTGACCACCTGGCCAAGGCTTCCGAATGCTCCTGCCAGAGAATTGATTACGGACTGAGTGTCACCCGCCTCATTTATCGCCTCGGTCAGTTTCCTGGCCTCGTCGGTCGTATTTGACAGCAATTCGTCCGGAGCGCCCTTGCTTGCTCCGGGCTTCAGATTGGGGGTTTCAATCTTTTCCAACCCAGTTCCGAGCCTTTCTCTCTGAAGCTCCTTGTACTCCTGTATCAAGGCCTGAATCTCCTTGTTCTCTAGGCCATATTTTTCTATAAGGGAATCCAGTCCGGATTTCATTGCCTTGGCTTTGACAATGGTTTCATCTTGGCTGCTGCTGAACACACTGTTCGTATCAAGAGCGCTCTGGATAGACTTCCTGTATTTATCTATGTCCCCTGCCAATGCTGACACTGCGCCGGAAGGGACGCCCTCCATCGGAGAAAATTCCTCCAACCCTGCGGACTTCATACCCTCGCGGTACATTTTTCCATTCTCCTGTCCGATTTCGAAGAATTTGTCACCCTCCTCCCGCAATGCGACCTCCTCCTCCTTCATTCCCTTGGTCGCCGCCTCCCTGCTTGCCTGGATGGACGCATCGTAGGCTTTCTTCATTATGGCATCCTTTGAAGCGCTGACCTGCCCTCTGCCAAAAGCATCCTTGCCGGCAAGGGCATTGTTGTATGCATTGGATGCGGCCTTAATTGCGGCCTCCCTGTCATCGTCGGAAGGCTGATACTGTTCGGCTTCCATCATCTTCTTCATGGATGCCTTATATTTCTCTGCGGCAAGGTCCATTGCTGCCGCCGCCATTGCGCGGTTCTTCAGCGACTCGACGAACGCCGCCTCGTTGTTGACGAACAGGTTCTCGGCATCACGCGCATTGCCTATCTTGACTCCGAGTTCCTTGAAAGCATCCTGATTGTCCACAATGAACTTACGCTTGGCCTGAAGGTCGTCGCCCAGTTCATTCCAGGACTTCTGCAGTTCCCGGTACGAACGCATCTGTCCGGCCACGCTCGAGGCCGCTGCGTCATTGACCGAATCAATCGCCGATTTCTCCTCTTCTGCCGCCGCCCTGGTAGCCTCTGAAGACTCCCTGGTCTTGTTGATGAATTTAGTCAACAAAGTCACGAGCCCGGCAATGGCAATCGATATGCCCATGGTGATTGCCGCCTCAGTGGCAACTATCTCGGCCTTCAGGACTCCGGTAGCTCTCTTTGCGTCCAGCGTGGAGACCCCGAGAAGTTTGGCCGCTGCGGCCTGAAGTCTTTCCGCCGCCGCCAGCCCGAGAGCCTGTACTTTTGCTCCGGCCGTGCTTTTTCCGAACGCTTGAACGGCTTGTGCTGCTTTTGCAATATTTGCACCGGCGGAAATCATAGCATTGATTTTTTCAAGCATCGGTTGTAAATTGATTACAACACGTCCGATCTCCTCACGCATGTCGCCCAGAGCATTCCTGGTTTGAACCAGCCTGCCCGCGGGAGTCTTGGCCAGTGCTTCGTTCATCCCGCCGACGGCTTCTTCGACCACCTGCGTCAGAACCGCCGCCCTTTCGCTCTCGGTACCGTACTTCAGTATCTGCTTCTGAGCCTCATCGAACTTGTATCCGTAACGGGACAACGCCTCAGTCTGACCATTCATCACCTTGCCCAGCATCGTAGCGATCTGTGCGGAGGATTCCGCCGTGGCATTGTATCCGTACTGCTGTGCGGTCATATCGTTGAGAACGGGAATCAGGCTCTTGAGGGAGTCGGAATACTCAAGATAAGTCGCCAGTTCCTGGGCGCCGGCCAGCTGCACTTCGTCTCCTACAATGCCAAGCTGCTGTTGTGCGGAGACGAGATCCTTGATGGACTGTATCTCACCGTCGGTGGCCGACATGGTGTTACGCATGGCGGTGGCCAGTTTGGTTTCTCCCTCCAACTGGTCCGAGTAGGCAGAAGAAAGTCCGGATACAGCACCGAGAAGACTTCCCATGGCAGACTGCAGGCCTTCTGCAATCTGGGAAATGGAGGCCATGCTGACTAAACTTTTACCCAAGTCATCAGCCTTATCCTTGACCGTATTGATTGCCTTGGCCAAATCTTTAGCATTAACGGATATATCCTTGAATGACCCACCGTCATTGAGCTGTACTCTAATTGATACTGTTTCAGACATTTGCTTTCCTCGTTTATTCTTTTTATATTGCGGTCATGATTGAAGCTTTAAAAGATTTGTTTATGGCTTGGTGGCATTTTGCATGTCTCTATCCGGGATATGCAATAAGTTTCATAATCATAGACATCATAGCGTTTATCTTTTTTAAAGGCTTATGTGATGAAGAACTTATAAAGAAAGACCATGTTCCATGGTTCTGGTAATCTTTATCCGTTTCCTGTCCTCTTCAAGCACTCTTCAAACAGTTCCCGTGAACTCGTCCCCTTGGGGACTCCGCCTTCTGCCTCCTTCCCCTCATCCCAGGGGAATCTTGTTATGTCGGTGCCCTTGAGTTTTTTTTTGCTGTGGGGCTGCAGCATCACTACCGCAAGGTATCTCGCCTGTTCCCATCTCTCCCGGGAGAGCAGTTCCTGATGCTCCTGCCACCGCTTCGTTATCTCCGAGAATTCCAACGGGGTGCATCGGCAGAAGTCATCAATGCTCATCCCCACGCACCCCGTCGCAATTCCAAGCAGCTCCTCTATTTCTCCGGGGCGTCCTGAGTTTTTTTTTGAACGCTTCCGGAAGAAATGAGTTCGGTCACGAATTCCTGCATCTCGTTCACGTCGAAAGAGTCGGCGAACTCCTCAAGGTTCATCCCGAACTCAACCTTGTCCGCCTTGCACGCGCTTGTCACGCAGCACCACATGAAGCATATCATGTCCGCAACGTCTCCGGATTCTATCTTGCTGACATCGCGCCCTGTCTCTCTCTTGAACCGGATCATCGCTCCCATCGTGACACGGCAGGGGTATTCCATGGATCTGATTACAATCTTCTCCATACGCTATGAGGCGAGATCATGATCCAACTTGGTGGTATCGACATCAACCGGACCGCTGTTGTCGAAGGTGGCGGTGTAGCTCGCATCGTCTCCTGCAGGAGCGGTGTTCTCCAGTGTGGAGATGACGAATGCGCCGCTGCAGTACGGGTCGGGGCTGTCCTGAGAAGTGGAAGTCTTCCTTTCGTACAGCTTCAGATTTACAGGCTCTCCGTCCGCCCACTTGGCGAGAAGGCCCTTGAGCCCTTCCTCTGATTCTCCGTAGAAGTGCAGTCCGTCGCACTTTACCTGAACGCTCAGTCCGACGATCCTTTTCTCCTTGAAAAGAGAGCCGGAACCCTGGACCTGTGATGAGACGGGTTTCACCGCCACGTCCTTTGTCTCGGTGTTGAACGTCGCGGTGTGAGATGTGCAATGGCCTATAGCCTTCTCAGTTGCGGTGGACCCTGTCCCTTCAACGACGAAGAGAAGCAGGTCGCTTCCGTTAACATATCCTTTCTGTTGTCCCATAAGTTTGTTTATGATTTTAAAATGGTTTTAAATAATATTGGAATACCGTTCAAACGGGATTTGAACAGCTTCCAGACAATAATGGCGGCCGCAATCAGCAGCGTCCCCGCTCCCGTCCAGACGAGACCCTTCTGCCACCAATGCAGCACGTTCACCTCCACGGTACGTATTTCGGTCTGTCCGGAGTCCCTCACCGTCTCCGAGACGGTATTGGTCCGGGGGACCTGGGCCTCCGCAGTCAGTTCCCGCGGCTTGGTCTCGAACGAGTGGTCGAAGCTCCCGTCCGGATGGACGGTGACCGAGGAGCGCCCGTAGTCGTTCTCGATCACGCTCATGGAGTCCCTTACATCACGTCGTATCTCCCTGACCGGGGGTATGGTGAACGTGACGGGTACGGAAACGAGCCGAGTATCCGTCATGGTCCTCACCGTCTCGCATCTGCTCTCCCTTACGTTGCGGGAAGGGTACAGCCTTGAACTGCACCCCGCCGCAACGAGGACGGCAAGAGGCAAAGCTATGAGAAAACGTCCTGCCATCATTCCTGTGAGTCCTGGGATTGTCCGATTTCCGACACCTGTGTCTTGAGCTGGTTGATGAGCCTGGCCTGCTTGGCATTGTCGGCGCGCAGGCGCTCGATGTCGGATCTGAGCTGCCTGTTCTCCGCCAGAAGACGCTCCTGCGCCTTGGTGAGCTCCAGGTACTCCGTCCTCACGGTCACCAGCTCCCCGCGAAGCTTGATCATCTCGTCCATCTGCTCCCTGTTCTTCTGGGAGAGCATGTCAATGGAGCCCTGCATCTCGGAGAGGAAGTCGTTGTTGCGCTTGCGCCGGCCGGTGAAGTAACCGGCTATCGCCGTGGCCACAGGCACCGCCACATCCACGAGCATTGTCATCATATCGGTTCCGTTCATCATTGTTCAATCCCTATTGTTTTGAGCCAGGCCTGCACATCGAACCCCGGGCAGGCCTTGGCGGCTATTTCATTGTGTCCGATTATTCTTACATCGGGGAAGCGTACGTGGAAGCAGGACACATAACTGCGCATCACCCTCATCTGGGCGTCCGTCCGCGTATCCTTCGGCGTTTTTGTTTTCAAGTCAAGCCCGCCTACATATACAACGTGGCGTGAGCAGCTGTTGTATCCCACCGCACCGTTGGTAATCTCCCACGGGTCCACGTCCGCATCCTCATTGTTATCAACCAGTCTCTCGACAGAACCGTCGAGATGTATCATATCCGTGTACCCCACCTGCTTCCAGCCGCGCCCACCCCTGCATACCGGGTCAGTGTGCCACGAGCGAATCTCACGAGCGGTCACCTCACGGCCTTCCGGCGTGGCGGTGCAGTGGAGTACCAGATACTTCAGTTTCATCGTCAGGCCGCTTCTCCTCCTGCACGCCTGTAGGGAGGCATCCATTCAGGCCTTCCAAATGCGAGCGTGGTCGATTCGTATAACTCCGGATAGAGAAAGACCGCAACCCAGTCATGTCTGACAGGCTCGAAGTGCTCGAAAAGGCACATCTCCGCGCGTACAGTCTGGTTCGCCCACGTCTCCTCACTGTCAAGGCCGGCGGCGCTGCAAAACTGCCAGGCGTGCATGCTGTCCTGCACGGACAAGGGAAGCACGTCACAGGAAGAGTCTGCGTGTTCATGGACGGGGCAGCAGAACGCGCTGCCGGGAATGTCGGGGGCATGGCGCTGCTCGCAGTCCGCCATAGCCGAGAGGGCGATGAAAATCAACCCGAATAATGCTATAAACTTTTTCATTGTATTTTGTTTTTTATGGCCGGGCCATGAGACCCGGCCTGTTCAACGTCTACTCAGAGGCCATGACCTGCTTTACGGTCACCTCGAGGGTTGCTTCAGTCTCGGGGATGGTCAGAATCACGGTTGCAACGCGTGGATTGTCACCCTCGGCCGCATAGGCATAGGCCGTGCGCACTAACTTGACCTTGTTACCGGATTCCACGCTCACGGTGAGCCAGTCGGCATCGGTGTCGGCAAGGATTGCGGAACCGTCTGAGGTATGGTAGGTGCGGTAGGTGTTCCCGGCAGTGGCGGCAAGGTTGTCAATCACGGTGTCTCCGGAGATTACAGGCACCTCGGGAGCCTCGCGGGCGTCAAGCCATACCACCTCCTCATCGAAGGCAATCTGGGTGTCGGCCTTCATGAGCATCTTGAAGAAGTATTTCTCGCCGGCATTGGTGAGCTTGTCGATCTGGATAACCTCCTCGTCATCCTGGAAGTCGATTCCGGCCCAGAGGTTGGAGTCGTAGTCCATTGACGCAATCGTTGCGACGATAAGGCCGTCGGGCCAGTCGGCAAGGGGCTTGATCGCTATACCCTTGAATCTCTCCGGATTCATGTCGGTGTAGTCAGCTCCCTTGTGCTCGCGCTCGGTGAGCTCCTCGTCGTAGGTGTCGAAGTCAGTCACGGACATGATGATGCAGAGGTTGGGATTGCTGCGCATCCAAACGGGGATTGCGCTCTTGAGAGCCTTCAGCCTGCCGATGATCGTATTAGCGGAAGTGCTTACGACAATCTTGTCCTCAGCATGCTCCATGCGGTAGACGATACCGTTGAACAGCTTGTCGTCGCCTGACTCGGCATATTCGCCGTTGATGAAATGGTTGCCCACCTCGAACTTCACCTGCTTTGCAAGCTCGGCGAGGAGAGCGTTCTGGGCTTCTGCGGGAAGCTGCGCGAAGACAAGCGGTCCCTTGGGCTGCCACTTTCTCCACACGCGCTCGAAGGAGCGGGGATTGAATGTGGTGAAGGCCATGAATTCCTCGGGCTTGAGTTCACGCTCCGAGTAATTGAAATCGCCCTTGGAGTCGCTGTCGGTGGGCATCTCCTTGCGCTTCTGGAGCATGGATCCGCTCTTCAGGCGGGGGATGGAGAACTTGTTGCCGATGTTCGGCTCAACGCGGATAAGGCCCTTCTCGACGAGCTCGTTACCCGTGGCGGCGAGAGTGAGCAGCTGCTCGAGGACCTCGCCGTTGTAGTTTGAATTCTGAATGTTAAGTGCCATAATACTGTTGTTATGCTATTTCTTGTTTTTCATCTGAAGAGTGCCCTTGGTCTTGATGGCAATCTTCCCTGCAGGACGGGCCCCCTGGACCGTGCTGCCCACGCCCTGGCGTGGTGACTTGGGTGTCTGCGCGTTCATGTTACTTGAGGGAGTTACGGATTTCCTGCTGGCGTTTCTCCCATGCACCGGAGGCGTTGTCCTCCTTGGACGGGTCGATGTCATCGGCGATGCTGCGCGCCTTCTTGAGGGAGTTGAGCACCTTCTGTGCACTTTCGCGGTCTGCCTTAAGGAGGTTGCGGTAGGTGTCCTTCTGGCTCTCCGCAATCTTTCCGTCTGCGACGGCCGAAGTGAGGATGTCCTCCACCTGCTTGTCCTCCGCCGCCTGGATCCTGGCTTTCAAGGCATCGTTCTCAGCCTGAAGCGCCTGCTTCTCGGCGAGAAGAGCCTCGTTCTCCGACGCCATCGCCGTGATACCCGCAATGGCGTCCTCTTCCGAAGCCACATTGGCGAACCTCGGAATGGTCTTGAGTTTTTCGTATTCCATATTTGTTTTGTTTTGGGGCTGCACGATGGCAAGCCTGTTAGATAATACCTTGTCATAGATGTCACGCGCCTGGGCCCCGGCCCCCACTTCCAGCCCGTCAACATCATATATGCCGTCGGCGAGACCGAGGGAGACGGCCTCCTCGGCGGAGAACCAGTGGTCCTCCCCATCGAAGTACCTGGTCTTCACCTCTTCGGGGGTGATGTTCATCTTGCCGGCTATGATGGTGCCTATGGTGTCCTCAAGCGCCTCGATCTCGGAAATCATGCGGGTAAGGTCCTGCTTGTTGCCGAACACCCCTCCGGACACGGAGTGAATCATCAGACGCGAGTAGCGGCTCATGTAATGCGGGCGTCCGCACATCGCCATGATGCCCGCGATGCTTGCGGCTATGCCGTCGGTGTATATGCTGATGTTGCACTTGCTGTTCCGGAGTGCGTTGAAGATGGCGATGCCGGCATACACCTCACCGCCCTGGGAGTTGATGCGCACGCGCACATTGTCACACATCTGCTCGAGCATGGCCAGATCCCTGACCACCGTCTTCGAACACACAAAATTCTCATTTCCGTTGGAGTTCTCCACCACCTCCCCGTAGAGCAGGAGGTCGGCGTCACGTCCGTTGATTATTGCATCGTTGGGTTGCATTTGCTTCTGTTTTTTTCGCGAGTTTAGGCAGTTTCGACCGCATTGAGAAAAAAGCATCCAACCGTTGGAGACTTGTCTCCAAGCGCTGGGCACTTTTTCGCTTTTGGCCTGCGGATATGTCAATTTTGCCAAAAAGTAAACACCATGGCGCAACTTACAAGCACACAGAAGAAAGACTGGGCCCGGATCCTGTACGTCAAGGAGAACCTCACCCAGAAGGAGATAGCCGACAAGGTGGGCGTCTCCCGACAGACGATAATAAGATGGATAGCCGACGGCAAGTGGGAGGAGTTCAAGACCGGTCTCACGATGACGAAGGAGGAGCAGATCAAGAACCTCTACCGGCAGGTGGCCGAGCTCAACAGAGCCATCCTCGAGCGGGAGGACGGGGCCAGGTTCGCCACCGTTCCGGAGGCCGACACAATCACCAAGCTGTCGGCGGCCATCAAGAAGATGGAGAACGACACCGGGATAGCGGACATCGTGTCGGTGGGCATCAAGTTCCTGGGCTGGGTCCGCAAGGCCGATATAGACAAGGCCAAGGACTTCGCGGAATGGTGGGATCTCTTCATCAAAGACCAGATGTAGCATGGCAAAGCTCTCAGACCTTGAAGCCCGTAGACAGTGGGCCGAATTCATTGACTCCATACGTCGGGAGACCCCGGTGGAGAACCTGTCGCACAGCGAGATCGTCTCGAAGCGCAAGCATCTCGAGGCACATCCCCTGGAATGGATACAGTACTTCTTTCCCAAGTACGCCAAATACCCTTTCGCTGACTTTCATAAGAAGGCCATAGGCCGCATCCTCGGACATGACGAATGGTACGAGGTCCTGTCCTGGAGCCGCGAGCTGGCCAAGTCCACCGTGGTGATGTTCTGCGTGATGTACCTCACCCTCACTAGGCGCAAGCGCAACGTCATGCTCGCGTCATCCACGCAGGACGCCGCCATCAGGCTCCTTGCCCCTTACCGGGCCAACCTGGAGGCCAACGGCCGCATCAGGGAGTTCTACGGCGAGCAGGTCAACCTCGGCAACTGGACGGACAAGGAGTTCATCACCAAGGGCGGTGCCGCCTTCCGTGCCATCGGTGCCGGCAATGCGCCCCGAGGTTCCCGCAACGACGAGGTGCGTCCGGACATCCTGCTCGTCGATGACTTCGACACCGACGAGGAGTGCCGCAACCCGGACATCATCGAAAAGAAATGGCAGTGGTACGAGCAGGCCTTCTACGCCACGCGCTCCATCAGCGAGCCCACGCTCGTCTTATGGTGCGGGAACCTCATCGCCAAGGACTGCTGCGTGCTGCGTGCGTCCAGGTATGCCAACCACCACGACATCGTGAACATCCGGGACAAGGACGGGCACAGCACATGGCCGGAGAAGAACACCGAGGAGCACATCGATGAGACACTGTCCAAGATTTCCACAGCTTCGCAACAGAAGGAATACTACAACAATCCCGTGTCGGAAGGGGAAGTCTTCAGGGACCTCTACTGGGGCAGGATCCCGCCGCTTTCACGTTTCAAATTCCTCGTGGCCTACGGAGACCCCGCACCCGGGGAGAAGGGGAAGAAGGGTTCATCCACCAAGGGCGTATGCCTGGCCGGCCTGGCCGGTGGGAATCTCTACGTCATTAAGTGTTTCCTCGACCATGCGCTCAACGCCGATTTCATCAGGTGGTACTTCGAGCTGCAGTCCTTTGTCGGGGAGAAGACACCGGTCTTCTACTACATCGAGAACAACTCCATGCAGGATCCTTTCCTTGACCAGGTTTTCAGGCCGCTGGTGCGTGAGGAGTGCCGCAAAAGGGGCTGCATGCTATCCATCAGGGGTGACGAGCAGCGCAAGACCGACAAGGCCACACGTATAGAGGCCAACCTGGAGCCCCTGAACAGGAACGGCAAGCTCATCTTCAACCAGGACGAGATGGACAACCCCCATATGAAACGCCTGACGGAGCAGTTCACCCTCTTCACGCAGACGCTCAAGTACCCCGCCGACGGCCCCGACATGGTGGAAGGCGCCTACCGCATAATACGCAACCGCACCCGGGAGGAAGAGCCGGGACTCACTCTTCCGAGAACTAAATCCAGCAAGAAATTATGAGCAATTTCATCAGACTGACCGACTACGACGCTTCCATCCACACCGAGATCCTGGACGCGCTCACGAGAAGCGACGCGAGCATCATCGAGATCTGCGAGGAGAGGGCAATCGCGGAGATGAAGTCATACCTTTCCGCGCGCTACGATGTGGACGCCCTCTTCGGCGCTACAGGCGACCAGCGCAACACTCTGGTCCTCATGATGGCCATAGACATCTCCATCTATCATATCTTCTGCATACACAACCCGCAGAAACTATCCAAGATACGCGTCGACCGCTACGAGCGTGCCGTGGAGTGGCTCAAGGCCGTCGCCGCCTGCAAGGTGTCCGTCGACGGAGCCCCGCTGCTTCCGGAAGACACCAGGGCCAAGAACGCGCCTTCACTCATGAACAGCAACACCAAGCGAGACCAACACATATAGCAATGAACATCAAATCCTTTTTCAACCGCGCATCCTCACCACAGCAGGACGCGAAGAAGATAACGACCGGCGGGCAGGTGACGCGCCCCGGCGCAACCTTAATAATACAGCAGCCCCAGCGCTTCGGCCTGGACCTCGGTGCCTACAAGCAGGCCGTTTCCAGCGCGGAGAACGTCGACTACACCCACCGCGTGCGGCTTTACGACATCTATGACAACATCCTTCTGGATCCGCACCTCGGCTCGGTCATCCAGAAGCGCAAAGCCGCCATCCTCGGCAGCCCCATAGAGTTCCGCCGCCAGGGCATTCCCGACGAGCGCATAAACGACAACATCAAGTCCCCCTGGTTTTACCGTTTCATCGGAGATGTCATGGACGCCAAGTTCTGGGGGCTTACCATGGTGCAGTTCTATGTCAACGACAAGGGATGGCTGGACTACACCCTGGTACCGCGAAAGCACATAGATCCGCAGCTGCAGCTCATCCATCGCCGCCAGGGCGACATCACCGGCATATCCTTCAGCGAGTACCCCAACCTCCTGCTCGTCGAGGGGCCGGAGAGGCTGGGCCGGCTCGCCAGCTGCGCGCCGTATGTCATCTGGAAGAACGGCACCATGGGGGACTGGGCCGAGTTCAGCGAGATATTCGGCATGCCCATCCGTGAGTACACCTACGATGCATCCGACGAGGAGTCACGGAGGCGCACCATGGCCGATGCCGTGGCCGGCGGATCCAACCAGGTCTACGTTCATCCGGAGGGAAGCCACCTGAACTTCGTGGAGGCCGGCAACAAGACCGGCAGCGCGGACGTCTACGACAAGCTCGTGGAACGCTGCAATTCCGAATTGTCCAAGGCCATCCTCAGCAATACGCTTACCACCGAGGCGTCCGAGACGGGCACGCAGGCGCTCGGCACGGTGCACAAGGAAGTGGAGGAGTCGCTCACCAAGGACGACATGGTGTTCGTTCTGAACGTTCTAAACTATGACATGACCGACATCTTCCGCAATCTGGGCATCGATACAGAAGGGGGCGAGTTCTGCTTCGTCGAGCCCGAAAAATTGTCCGCAACCGAAAAGGCGGACCTCTTCAGGAAAGCGCTCGACATGGGACTGCCGATCGATGACGACTACATGTACGAGCAGCTGGGCATTGAGAAGCCCGCCGACTACGCCTCCATCAAGAAGGAGCAGGAGGAAAGACGGGAGCGGCAGCTGGAGGACCTTCGCTCGGTGAAGTCTCCGGAGAACAGGGCGACGGGTTTTTTCGCGGGAGCCCCGTCAGGAAGCGGGGCTTTAGACTGGTAGTCAACGAACTCTACTACGGGCAGGACGGCCACGTTCCGGAGGCTGTCGCGGCTACTCCGATAGACCTTTCAAAAGCCGTTCAAAAGGCGCTCAAAGACATATATGAGAAGAAGGTCAACCCTCATACGGAGATACAGCCGGACATCTTCCGGGGGTTCGTCGACACCTTCGACATCGCAGTTGCAGAGGGGTTCAAGGGCAAGCCTTATGTGGGACAGGATTTCAGGAAGCTTATACTTCACAACAACGAGGTGTTCTCCGCCTTCAAGGTACACCGCTTGCAGAAGGACGTTGCTGCTCAGATGATTGACGGCGACGGCAATCTCAAGAGCTTCGAGCGCTTCGCCGAGGACGTCAAGGGAATCACCAGCCACCAGTGCAGGATATGGCTCCGGACGGAATACGACACCGCCATAAAGCGTGCCGCGCTGGCCGCCGACTGGCAGCGCTTCGAGGGCGAGAAGGATGTGCTGCCCAACCTCCGGTGGGTACCGTCCACGGCAGCCAATCCGGAGCCGTTCCACGCCTCCCTGTGGGACACCGTCCGGCCTGTCGACGATCCGTTCTGGAGCCTGCATCATCCCGGAGACCACTGGGGCTGCCAGTGTTCTCTCGAAGCGACTGACGAACCCGCGACGGCCACCCCGTCCTCACGGTACCCTTCATCCCCCGGTCTTGACAACAACCCCGGCAAGGACGGGAAGCTCTTCTCGGAGTCACACCCCTACTTCCCGGACTCCTGCCAGGACTGCCCCTACTTCGAGGGCTCCACATCAGGAACTCCTGTCAATAGAGTCAAAGATTGCAGTAACTGCCCATATCTTAAAATTCCTTCACAGGCCAAAACTGAGTTGGGGTATAGTAAAAAACTCGAAAAGAATATACTGAAAGTTGAACAGTCAATAAGAAACAATAAGAACGAATCGGCGTATGCCTTCAACCCGAAAACCGGACATCAGGTATTTTTCGCGCAAGGTAAAGGCTCGAATGTGCGAGATTTATATGGGTTGCCATCAAATAGTGTGCTGACGCACAATCACCCTCGGTCTATTGGCAAAAAAGGATGGCAAGCCATCGGAAATTCATTCAGCCTCGAAGATATCAAGACAGCTATTGCCTACAATGTTGCAGAAATCAGGGCGGTGACCCCGACATATACTTTTTCTCTCAAAAGGCCTCAATCGGGATGGGGTATATCGCCTGAATCATTGGAATTGAGATGGAAGCAGATTAAAAATCAATTGAGAAGGACAGCCAACACAGACTATATCAACATTGTAAAAGGCAAGGACCGCGATATCCGCATTGAACGTTGCCAAATAACACACTACCATAATATTATGACTGTTATTTCCCGAGAATACGGATGGACATATTCAAAGAAAAATTCTTAACTTCGTGCAATCATGCAAGAAATATCACCAGAAGCATTGAGATATATAGAATCTTATCTTCTAAAGCCGGAAGAATTAACTCCTCAGGAGATTGAGGAGGTGGAGGATTGGGTTGCCACTCCGCATAGAGGTTTGGACGGGCCTCTCGCTTTTAGAGATATTGAAATTATCTACGCACGGGAACAGACCATAATAAAATAAAAAGGGCCCCGTATACACGAACCCGATATCTAAGGACGTCACGGAGGTATCAACTACTGGAGAAAAACAATCCACAACAGTTTCTAAGGTTCAAAAGAGTAGTGTGCGTACAAGATCAGAAAATTGGCCATTGCCGCTGAAATTAAACAATTAAAGCCACAATAATGTGGCTTTAACGAAGGATCCACAGCTTGAAGTTATCGCGCCTTTTCGGGCTCTCCTTGATGCAAATATACAAATAATCTTTAATTCCAAACACTTGAGCACCTGAAATGACAGACAAGGAATTCTTCGACCGACTAAAACGCATCGGCCCCGAGTACGAGCGCCTGATCAGCCGGACGCTCCCAGTGAAGATAGGAGCCAAAGGCAAGGCCATGTTCCAGGACAACTTCCGGAAAGGAGGGTACCAGGATGGAGGCCTGCATGCATGGAAGCCTGCGCACCGGCAGTTCCTGGGCAGGGGCGCCGACTCCAAAAGGGGCCCGCTGCTCTCCAGCCGCAAGGTGCTCTACAACTCCATCGGATACACTCCTTCGCGCGGATCCGTCACGATATTCTCGAACGTCATATATGCCGGCATCCATAACGAGGGCGGAACGGTCAACAGCCACCCGACGGTGACTCCAAAGATGAGGCGCTACGCCTGGGCCAGATATTACGAGTCCGGAGGAGGAAAGAAAGGCAGGGAGGATTCGTCGGAAGCGGAAATGTGGAAAGGACTTGCGCTCACCAAGAAGACAAGGCTGAACATAAGGGCCAACATTCCCAAGCGTCAGTTTATGGGCAGCTCGAAAGAACTCAAAGCCGCCGTCACATCCATAGTCGAGACCGAAGTCTCCAAAGTGCTCAACCTGTAAAAGAAATCCGCCATCCCGTTTCCGAGGTGGCGGATTTCTTCCAACAACTTATTCATACAGTTTCAATTAAATGTCCTTGATTCTTGCATGGCAGATATGTTTATACTTTGGTTATTCCCTCAATCAATTCCCTGAGTGCTGCCGTGCGGCGGCTGAAGCATTCGGTACCGGCAAGCGTCTCTATGTCATGCAGCCTGCAGAGCCGGCTTACCGCGGCATCCAGCACGGCATCCGCCTGTTCAGGGGTCATCCCCGTAACTGATACGGTTCCATCGGTGTTTCTCTCTGTCTTCATTGCCTTGGTAAAAAGGGGGACCGGCCTGCCGAACACCGGTCCATGTTCCCAGTCTTAATCGCTGTTTTGTGATTTTTGTTTTAATTGTTAATGATTAGGCAGTTTGGCGGTCCTGCCTTCCGCCCGCTCGAAAGCAGGTACCGCCGGGGTGTTTATAAATGATTGGATTATACATCGGGCGTCTGTTCCAATGGTAAAGGCGGTACTGCATCTCCCGACGCCTCCCGCCGTCCTGCGGCGTGCGCGTACCGCATGAAAGCTATGGATTGCGCACATTGCTCTTTGCATGCACTCTCGTGCCGTTATGCTTCAGTGATTGTTCCCATGGTTATCCATTCCTCCCTGGCGGACGCGAGTCTGAGGAATATGAAATCGTGGACTTTCGGTGAATCGTATTCGTAGAACTTCTCGATGATATCATCAATATCCACCTCTTCGTCCTTGAGCATTGCGAGAAGATTCGCATCTGCCCATTCATTCATCAGTTTCCATCCAAGATAGAAGAACATGAAGACGAATGCCATCTCCAGCGCCACAAATAACATCAAGACTATAAAATTCAATATTGCCATCAGTCTGTGAGTTTAAGCCTGTAATCCGTTTCGTAAACCTTTATTCCTCCGGGGAGGGAGATGCAGCGCGATGCCGTCCGCAGCATGGCAGAACCTTCGCAGGAGTCGGGAATATAGCCATGCAGAAGCTCATGCAGGGCCTTCGCCTTCACGTGCCTCTCCTCGGCGTATTCGGACTGGTCCGCCCCGTAGTGCGAATCGTCATAGCAGTCGAACGCCAGGCGCGTGGTCACGGTCATCGTGCCTCTCTGGCCGTTCCCGCAGGCTCCCGTCTTGAAGGGATCCCACACAGCCTCGCCGAAGCCAAGGAGGATGCAGGGGAATACCACGGGGTAGGAATCCTCCCCGTTCAGGAGCGCCTCCAGCTGGCTGTAGTCCTCATCCAGGGTAGTCACCCCGAGTTCCGACAGGTGCTCCCCGAGATATGTCATCAGATCAGTATATAGTTTTTCCATTACAACGGTGTTTATCTGTCAATCAAATGGTCTTCAAATGGGAAAAGCTGGGGGTAGTCTCCGTCCTTTCTCTCGTCGAGCATCCTGCCCCCTGCCTTGAGAATGTTGTACAGCGTGGATTCGCTGATGGGATAGAGCGGATAGATATAGCGGCGGAGGATCTCCCGGTTGCTGAGCCCGGAGTTGACGTGCTCGTCGTAGATGCGGTTTATCTCCCGCACCCGCGCGGCATAACTGTTGCCCCTTAATCTGCGTCCTTTCCCCATCGGCGGCAATGTTAGGATTCTGTCATTCCCAGAGGGATATTCACCCAAGATCCGTTCTCGCTCTTGACCTCGGCCTTGACGTAGGTCTTGGACGGTACCGGAGCATAGGACTCCTCGATGATCTTAACACCCTCGATGAAACGCTCGTTGCCGGACTCGTCGGCAAGTCTGCGCAGCTGGATGATGCGGCTGGCCTTCAGCGTTCCCTTGGCATCCTTGGCCAGAAGCTTCAGCACCATGGCCACGAGAGCCTGGCTCTCCGCATCCTTGGCAAGCGAGGAGATGTACTCCTTGACGATGGCAATCCCTTCCTCACAGGTGTCAAGGTAGTTGTCGATTGTGTACGCACCCAAGGTGATGCGCATGTCCCCCTTGGAAGTGGTGAAGGAGTGACTCTTCACGTCCAGGTCCTCGTTCTTCCGAAGGCGGAAGATCTCCTCCTTCAGCTCGATGATGGCCTTGAAGTTTTCATAGGCCTTCTTCTTTGCCGCGGCGATGTCTCCGGACACCTTCACCAGTTCCGGCATGAGCGCGGCAATCTCCTTGTCCACCATATCGGTGTAGTCCTGGCGCATCTGGCGCGCCTTCTCCTCAGCCCTCTTGCGGGCTTCGGCTGCTTCGAAAGCCTCGAAACGCTTCCTCTGCTCCTCCGTCATTTCAACGGAAACTGTTGTCTTGTTTTCTTCCATGTTCTTAAATTTTTTGATTGAACTAAAATCCTATTTTCTTGACGGCATCATCTTCAATGATTCCCAGTTCGGTCACAATAGCTCTGGCAGTCATGGCATTGTCCATCTTGTTTGCAAGCTGCACGCCCTCCAGCTGCACCTTATAGATGTCGATAATCGAGTCAGCCGCCGCCACTATGGCCTTTGCCTGCTCGATGGAAGTCTTCTCGCAATCCGATGCCTGGCTGTCGGATAAATTCTTCACCCCTTCAATAGCCTCGAACAGATGGGCCTTCAGGGCTTCAAGTGATGTGTTATTGCTCATTGTGTTTCTTGTAAAGTGTAATTTGTCTTTTTAAGGTTGCTTTGGCGTGGATGACCTTCCTGAGATCCTCCGGATATCTCGCTTGGATACTGTTTCTTGTTTTCAGCTGCTCCGCCCTTGAGATGATGTATAGATTCTCAAGGCGGACATCCAGGCGGTTCCCGGAGATAAACTGTATGTTGTATCCTTTTGGTACCGGGCCGTTCACCGCCTCCCAGATCATCCGATGCTTGAGCGCCCATTTATTCGGCTCCGAAATCTTCACCTCGACGTATCCATCCACGTTCACCCTCTCGCTTCCAACTGGCCGGCGGTTGATGGATGCATGCCCGGGCTTGAACATCGTGGCCGAGCATTTCGCGTAGAGCTCTGCGGGCATCTTTTTCCCCTTGTTCGCAGGCGTATGGCCTTTCTGGAATCGCTTTGCAATGGATTCAGGGCTCGATGCAAGTTTCCTTCCCAAGGCCGACAGGTAGGAAGAATCCCTTCTGAGACCGAGGAGCCGCGCTCTGGAATAAATGGAGCGGTCGCTTCTCCCAAGAAGCCGGCACAGTTCGCCGGTATCGGTGGAGGAATATTTCTCGCGGAGAATCATATCATCCGCTTCTGTCCAAGGTCTTCCTGCCATATCACGAATTCTTTGCAATCTGATGACCGTGGTCGTGGTACTCCTGGTTGAATTCACGGTCGCACAACACCGTATCGTAGATCTGCTCATAGGTGAATTCGGGGAACTCCCTGGCGATATCCGGAAGAACCAGGTCCTTCCGGATAAGTTCCAGCATCTTGCCGCGGTCCAGGGTGACAATCTTGAAAGCATCATCCTTGTACTTCATCATCTCAAGTGACTTCCGATGCCTAATATTAGCCTCGGTGTACTTTGTGCCCTTGAGGACACCCCAGCGCTCCAGCGCCCGTCCGAGCGTGTTCCTGTCCGTGTTAAAGTTCTGAGCAAGACGCCTCTGAGGGACTCCAAGATTGTACTGATAGATAATTTCGTCCTTGTAAGGGTCCAATTTCTTGACATTAGTGGGCGCACCTATCGGGCGTCCCAGAAGAACGCCTTTCTTCATCCGGAGCTTCAGACCCTCCTTGGTCCTCTGCCTGATCATCTGCCTTTCAATTTCGGCGGAGAGACCGAAGGCGAATGCAAGCACCTTGCTCTGGATGGAATCGCCCAGCACAAAATTGTCCTTGACTGTGTAGATGACGACCTCACGCTCCATGCAGAAATGGAGAATATCCATCACCATATAAAGGTCACGGCCAAGGCGCGAGATCTCGGAACATATCACGATATCGCCGCTCTGAAGGGCGGAAAGCATCGGGCCAAGCTTTCTCTTGCTCGGATCCTTTCCTCCGGACACGCCTTCATCCGTGATGTACTTGTCTATAGTCCAGCCTTTCTGCTCGGCGAAGCTGTCGACGCCCTGTTTCTGCGAGTTCGAGTCCTGGTCGTCGGTGCTGACCCTGAGATATCCGTATATCATATCAGTTTATCAATAAATTTTGCGGCTTTGTCACCGAATTTAATCTTCACAAACTCATCCATGGACATTCCGTCGGTGTAATCATCGAAGGTCCTCTTAAGGTATGCGTCAAATTCCACTACATCCAAGTGCGCTCCGTAACCGAGACGGGCAAGTTCCACATCATATACCTGCAGGAATTGCACTCCGAATATTTCCCGGAACTTCTTGTCAAGAGACATTATCCCAGAGAGTTTATTGGTATGTTTTTCCATTTTCATTTCTTTTCTTCTCCGAAAAGTTCGTTGATGATTTCTGCGATAAGGGCAGCGCGATAACCATAGTAATTCTCTTCGCTTACGCTTGTAGAATACCTATCCTTCTTATTGAGTTCTCTCTCTTTCTTTTTTTCCAGATACTCATTGAACTGTTTTCGCATTTCCGCTATTACGCGAATGGCTATCTCCTTTTCAAGAGTGTCATTTTCATAATTGATACAACACCTTTCGAGTATTACTCTTTCTTGTTCTGTCATATTCAGTCCTCTATTATCATTGGATCCTTAAGCAGTTCATTGAAACGGCGGTCCCTGG